ATTACACATGCTGAAATGCGAATGGCTCAAGGTAAATCACCATTTAAGAACCCTGACGATGATGTGTCTATGATGACTAATCCTAAAGTTATGGGTACAAGGAAATAACATGGCTGGATGGGATGATTTAGAGCAAGCATTACCGCTTGATACTAGAGACCACAATCAAAAAAAAGATGATTTAGATCGTTTATGTCTGCGAGTATTAGGTGATGAAGATGGTGAAAAATTAATGAAATGGCTGCGCGATGCAGTTGTTGAGCAACCTGTTGCCTTGCCGGGTAGTGACCCTAGTTATGCATTCTATAGAGAAGGACAGAATTCAATAGTTAAGGATTTAGAAGCAAGGTTAATTAGAGCAAGGAAATTATAATGAGCGAAGAAGCAATCGAGCCTAGTGTTCAAGAGGAAACTCAAGAATCAACTGGCCTACTCGATGGAGCAATAGTTGAGGAAGCCAGCTCTGAAGATACAAATAAAGTAGAAATAGATCATCGTGATCCAGCTGAATTAGCAGCACAGCAAGACGATGAACCACTTGAGCGACCAGATTGGTGGCCTGAGAACTTTTGGAAGAAAGATGATGCAGAACCTGATTTAGAAGGTATTGCAAAATCTTGGATGGATTTACGCAAACAAATCTCTCAAGGCAAACATAAGGCTCCAGAAGATGGTAAATATGATTTAGAAGCATTTGGCAATGTACCAGAAGATGATCCATTAAAACAGTATGTTTTAAATTGGGCTGGAGAAAATGGTATTAGCCAATCTGGTTTAGATTCTTTGGTTGGGAAATTTATGGAAATAGCTGGTGAACAATCTGTAAATGAACAAATCAGTTTATCAGACGAGAAAAAAATGCTTGGCCCTAACGCAGATGCACGGATTAATAATATGGCAAAATGGGGTAAAGGTTTAGTTTCTAAAGGAGTATGGTCTGAAGAGGATTATAAAGAGTTTGAATATATGGGTGGTACCGCTAAAGGTCTTGCCGCATTAGAAAAACTTCGATCTTCTTATGAAGGACGTTTACCAATAGAAACAACACCTGTAGAAGGCGCACCTTCTAAAGAAGCTTTATACGCCATGGTAGGTGATGAGCGATATAAAACTGATCCAGCATTTCGACAAGAAGTTGAAAGAAAATTTGCTCAAAACTTTAACTAGCAACATTGCAATAAAGCCTTATCTGTGATATATTCCTAGGTAAGGCTTATTGTATCTATTCTGTATACAACCCTAAACGCAAGTAATCTTGTCGTCTGGCTATCGTAAATAGCAAGCACCGGCCCAGATTCTCTGGCATACCACAGCGATTAATTTTTTATTAATTTCTATAAGGAGAATAACAATGGCTATTGGTTTATCTAATGCTTTTGTTTCACTCTTTGATGCCGAAGTTAAACAGGCGTACCAAGCTAAATCACAATTAGTTGGTGCTACACGCATGAGACGCGGCGTTGAGGGCGAAGTTGTGAAATTCCCTAAAGTAGGTAAAGGTTCAGCTACACTTCGTGTACCACAAACTGACGTTACTCCACTTAATGTAAGTTTTTCACAAGTAACTGCAACACTCGAAGATTGGAATGCTGCTGAGTATTCTGACATCTTTATGCAACAAAAAGTTAATTTTGATGAAAGACAAGAACTCGTTCAAGTTTTAGCGAACGCAATCGGTCGTCGTCAAGATCAACTTATTCTTGATGCACTTACAGCATCATCAACATCATTAACAGTTGCTAACTCAGTTGGTGGTGCTAACACTAACTTGAACGTAGCTAAACTACGTGAAGCTAAAAAATTATTGGATAAAGGTAACGTTCCTCCACAGGAGCGTCACATGGTTATTCATGCTAACTCTTTAGCTTCTTTACTTTCAGAAACTTCTGTAACATCATCTGACTTCAATACAGTTAAAGCTCTTGTATCTGGCGAAGTTGACACCTTCTTAGGTTTCAAATTCCATGTACTTGGCGACCGTACTGAAGGTGGTCTTGCTATTGATGGTTCTTTAGACAGAACAATCTGGGCATTCCACAAAGACTCAATGGGCTATGCTGAAGGTATCGCGCCTCGCACAGAAATCAACTACGTACCAGAAAAGACTTCATTCCTTGTGAATACACTTCTTTCTGCTACTGCGGTTGCTATCGATGCTGAGGGTATTGTTCAACTCACATGTCGTGAATCTTAATAAGGAGATATTATAATGGCTTACTCAAAAGACAACCTCCAGCCTATCGGTGGTCAATCTAAAGCTGGTAATGCTCCTCAGATGTGGAGCTATACAGCACCGGGTACTGATGCTCTTGCTGACATCAATACTTCAGGTTACTTTAATGACGCTTCTACTGTATTAAAAGTAGGTGACTTAATTCATGTATGGGACGCTTCTGTTCCTACATCTTCATTAGTTACTGTACTTTCTAATGCTTCTGGCGTTGTTGACGTATCTGATGGTACAGCACTATCAGTCGCTGACGCTGACTAAGTAGTAAATGCAAAGGGTGGGAGTTTAGGCTCCCGCCTATTTGCACATTTGGAGATTATGAATGGCAACTGGTGATACCGATATTAGAATATGTTCTGACGCATTATTAATGTTAGGAGCAAATCCAATTTCGTCTTTTACGGAAGGTACAGATGAATCTAACATTTGTGATCGTTTATATCCAGATGTAAAAATTAAAACACTTGCAAGTTATCCATGGTCTTTTTCATTTAAAAAAATCCAGCTTTCAAGACTAATTACAACACCAACTAATGAATACAAATATGAGTATCAATTGCCATCAGATATGATTGCAAGACCTAGAGCTTTGTATGATACAAGCACTACTTACGCCCAGCCTAGGCGTGATTATAAAATTCAAGGCGATAAAGTATTAACCAATTATGAAAAGGTATACATTGATTATCAATATAATGTACCAGAATATTCTTTACCTCATTTTTTTGTGCAACTCTTAAAATATCAAATGACATGGCATCTAGCATTACCTATTACTGATCAAAATGAAAAATCAGAATATTGGAAAATTGTTGCTGAAGGCAACCCGGGAGAAAATGGTCGTGGTGGTTATATGCGACAAGCAATGTCAATTGATGGACAAGGACAACCTACCAACGCAATACAAGACTTTTCACTTATTGATGTGAGGTACTAATGGCTAGGTTTGTAAATATACAAACTAACTTTACAACTGGTGAGTTAGATCCATTACTTAGATCTCGTGTTGATCTTAACGCATATGCAAATGCATTAGACACAGCAAAGAATGTTGTCTGTCAACCTCAAGGTGGCGTTACACGCAGACCTGGCACAAGATTTATTACTGAACTAGGTGGCACTCCAGAAGATGGTGTGCGTTTAGTTGCATTTGAATTCTCAATAGATGATAGTTATATATTATGTTTTACTAACAATCGCATGTATGTCTTTAAAGACAAACAACTTATTACTAATATTAATGGATCAGGTAATCCATATTTAGATACAACAGGTTATGGCTTAACATCAACTCATTTAGATCATCTTGTATGGACCCAATCTGCTGATACATTGATCCTAGTGCATGAGGATCAAAGACCAATCAAAATTATACGTGGCGCTTCTGATAGTGCATGGACTATAGCAAATATTACATTTGATTCTATCCCACAATATGCTTTTACATTATCAACAAGTAATCCTTCTGGTACCATTACTCCTAGTGATGTGTCTGGTAAAATTACTATTACAGCTTCTGCCGCAGTATTTAATAGTGGACATGTTGGTCAGTATATTAATGCCGATCCACAAGGTAGAGCTAAGATTGTAAAATATAATAGCTCGACACAAGTTGATGTAGTTACAGAATTTCCTTTTTTTAATACATCTGCTATTGCGTCAGGTAATTGGGAATTAGAAACAGGTTACGAAGATGTATGGTCAGCAAGTAAAGGATGGCCAAGATCTGTTACATTCCATCAAGGGCGTTTATTTTTTGGTGGATCTAAATCAAGACCGTCAACGATATGGGGATCAAGAATTGGGTTATTTTTTGAGTTTGAAGCTGTGGAAGGATTGGATGATGATGCCGTGGAAGCTACTCTTGATACTAACACTTTTAATGCTATCGTTGATATTATTAGTGGTCGTGATCTGCAAGTGTTTACTACGGGCGGTGAGTTCTATGTTCCGCAAGAAGGATTAACACCGATTACTCCGGCAGATTTCTTTTTAACATCTGCATCACGCAATGGCATGAAAGAAGGATTGCGTGTTAAACAGTTAGAATCTGGAATTATCTTTATTCAAAGACAAGGTAAACAATTATCTGAAACTGCTTACTCTGATACACAGCTTACTTATTTAACCACTAAAATTTCATTACTGTCTGGTCATTTGCTTAAAGGCCCAAAACGCATGGATATTCGACGTGCCGTAGCAACTGATGAAAATGATCTATTATTAATCGTCAATGAAGATGATGGATCAATGGCAGCATTCTCACTATTAAGAGCGCAAAATGTTATTGCTCCAAGTGAATTTACAACGACTGGAGATTTTATTGATGTTGCTGTTGATATCACAGATATTTATACTGTTGTAAAGCGTGCTGACAGTGGTACTAATAAATATTATATTGAAGTATTTGAGGATGATTTACTGACTGATTCTGCTGTGACTGGCGGTGCAGTTGCAAGTTTAGATGCTTCACATATTGATGGAGCAACAGTTAATGTAATTTCTGATGGTTATGTTGAATTAGATCAAACAGCTGATAGTGCAGTTACATTTACAAATACACCTACCTCATCATGTGAAGTTGGTATACCAATTGATGTTCAAGTTAAAACAATGCCTATTGATTTAAAAATACAAAGTGGAACAAGATTAGGTTTTAAAAAACGGATCGTGGAAGTCAATGCATTATTATTAAATACACAAAATATAGTCATTAACGGAAACTTGGTTCCAATTAGAAGTTTAGGTGCTGGAGCATTAGATAAAGCGGTACCAGAATTTACTGGAACAAAGACATTGCATGGTATACTAGGATATAGCAATGAAGGACAGATTACAGTAACTCAATCTGCTCCATTAAAATTTACACTGCTCGGGTTAGAATATAAAGTAGCAGTACATCAGGGGACATAGTATGGGTTGGCAAGTTGCATTACTGGCAGTAGGAACAGCATTTAGCGCATATCAAAGTTACGCACAAGGACGTTCACAACGTGAGATGTATAAATTACAAGCAGCACAAACCGTTGCTGACTCAGAACGTCGATCTCTGCAATATGAAGAAAGAGCTAATGAAACATTACGTAACCTTAACAAAACAATGGCAGCTAATATATCAAAAGGATTTGCTGGTGGTGTCAATGGTTTTGAAGGATCAACTGCATTTATTAACTCTATTAGCGGGACTGATGCTGGACGTGATTTTATGTTTGACATTAAAAATGCTGAAAATGCTATTTTAGGTGGTACAACTCAAGCAAGTATTTATGGTCAAGCTGGTAATATTGCATATAGTAGTGGGCTATTAAGTGCTGGTGCTAAATTAACAGAAGCAGCATACAGTTACAGTAAATTAGGTTCTGCTCCAGATTAAGGTAAATTATGGCACAAACTCGATACACAAGACGTGGCATTACATTAGAAAGGACTCAACCTTTAGACTTTGCTGCAACTAAAGAAAGCATTCGTTCATCTCAAGCCTTAGAAACTAGGTTAGATAAAATATCAGAAATTGCATTTGAACAACTCAAAAGCAAAGCTGAGCGTGAAGGTAAATTATATGGTGTTCAAAACAAACCTACATTACAGCAAATACAAGATGCCATTAAAGAACAAAGACCTATAGAAGATTTATATGAACCAGGTGATACTGTGTTTAGTGCTTCTGCCCGAGATGCTCAAGCAGCTTTATTGCAACAAGATTTATTAAATGACATTACTTTAAAATTTCAAGGGATTGATAATGCAGTTAAGAATGATGCTGATTTAGATATTGATGAATTATTAATTGACATTAATTCTAATATTGAAGGCTATGCTAATGTTATTGATCAAATCGATCCTGAACGTAGTATTAAGTTTAGAGCAGCAGCATCCACTGTTGGATCACAAACAATAGATGCCGCACTAAAAGCGAAACAAAAACAAATCACAGCCGCTAATGAAGTTAAGATACAAGATCAACTTTTATTTTATAAAGATTATGTATCACGCGCTATTGCATCTAAACAAGATCCATTATCAACCATGGCGTTTATTGAAGAGCGTAAAGTTAATTCATATGAATTATTTAGACGTAATCCAGAGACATTCTCAAACAATATTGCTGAATTTGATAAGATCACAAAAGAAGCAATTATATCTGAAGTGGCTAATGATTTAATTAGTTCTGGAAATTTATCTAAGTTTTATAAAGGAGATATGGGTGATTGGCGTATCTTATTACAAAATCAAGGCCTAGATGATGCAGAGTCAACTAATAAAATTATTAAATTAGCAACAGACAGAATAGATCAAAAATTAGTGACATCAAACAAGTTAAGAGAATCACAACGAGAATTAAATCATGAAGCATTTATTAACTTATATGATCGTTTTGATCGCAAAGAATTAAGTGGTGAAGACTTTAAGATTGAACTCAAAAAATTGAATTATCCATTGACTAAAGAATTAATTAAAGAAATTGATGAAAATAAGCAATCATCTATGATGCAAGATGAGGTTTATAATGATTTAGCATTGCAAGTCCAGGTAGGACAATTAAGTTATGATGCAATTGATCAGCATGCTTATGTAGGAGAAATTACTCATTCTCAAGCTGCTGAGCTTAAAAAACAATATCGCTCTGTTAATAAAACATTAGTTGATGGTAATCGTGTGATTAATAATGAATTTAAAATGCTTGATGAGCGTGAGATCATGTTGCTTAAACTAGACGATCCACGACGTATTCTTATTGCTGATGCAAGAAATCGATTAGAAAAATTACAATCAGATGCCGCAGCTGAAGGTCGCGCATTTAATCAAACCATTGAGGCTAAGAATATAGCTAAAGAAGTGTTACTTGAATACTCTCAACAAGCTATGCCCAAACAAGAGAAATACATTGTTAATATTTTACAAAAAACTAAGTTTGCATATGATAGAGATACATTCATCCGAATGACTGATGATCAAATTAAGCAAATTAAAACGCGTGATGGTAAGTCGTTGGCTAGAGGAAACATATCTCAACTAATAAAACGCAGAGATAATTTAATTAAACTGCAACAAGGATTAGTGCTTGAAGCTGGGGAATATTAATGAATCAAGATATAGATAAATTATTTATAGATGATGAATATTATAGACAGGGGATTACTGATCAGGATCCATTATTGCCAACACCTTATGAAGAAGCTGTATTAGATCCATTAGCAGCAACAACAGAAGCATCACCACAAGCATATGCAGAAATGCTATCAGGATTAGCAAAAGGCGGTGTGCAAGCATTAGGGACACCATCTGACATTATTGGTTTAATAGGTGGACTGCTTAATATGTTACCTACTATTGATGGAAAAGGTTGGATACAGCCAGAAGGTAAAACATGGGAAGAAGCTAGTATGGGGGAAAGATTCTCTGCTGCATTCGACAAGGTTCCATTAACAGCTGAAAAAATTTCTAAAATGCTCGAAGGTGCTGGTTGGCAAGTTGAAGAAGGTCCGGCTCAAGCAGCTGAATTAATAGGTGAAATTGGTTTGCCATTGAAAGCTACCGAAACAGGAATTAAAAAGGGTGTTAAAAAAATTGTTGAGAAGGTTAGATAATCATGGCTATAAGTAAATTAACAGACACAATCAGACAAGACCCAGTCATTGAGAAACAACTTGATGACATGGTTAATTCTGAAAAGGATTTAAATAACGCTGTTAAAAACATTAACCCAATGAGTAATGCTCAAGAGGCAATGTTTGAAAATCAACCTATTCAAGAAGACATTGCTGAAGAGCCAGAGTTTGCTATTGCGGAACCAGCAGAACCTGTATTTGCTGATGTAGAGCAACAACAAGTAGCTGGCATTGATAAGATTAAGAATTTGCTTAAAGCCAGCGATGAAGCTGAGGCTGCTATTAAACAAAGAAGTAAAATGCCTATCAGTGATGATGATTATTTAATTATTCCTAATGCAACAGAATATGAAGTAGAGCAAGCATTAAAGTCTGTCACAGATGTTAAAGATGCAACAACTAAACAAACACAAAGATTTAATATCAATCAGATTCAAGATTCTGAAGGCGTTAAAAACTTTATTAATAGTGTAGGTGATATATATTTAGGTGAAAGAAAAACAATCTCTACCAAACAACTTGCTGATGAACTTACACGTACACGATACACTGTGTATCAAGAAGGCAAATCATTTAAGAAATTTGACTCACAAAAAGAGGCAGATGCATTTATTGCAAGACAGGAAGATGCATCTAAATTTACAGTAGAAGCTAAAGCCCCATATTCAGAAGATTATTTAGCTAGAATTATGGATCCTAGGAATCCAACACTAGCTAATCCAACCGATGTATACAAGATGTTGATGGCTCAGCTTGATGCTGTAAACAATGCAGAACGACTCGCTAGAAAAGTCGTGGCTGAAGGTGACAATGCAACAGATGCTGTATTAATTGAATTTGATCAAGCGTTAGCTTTAGCTGGTGAATTATCTAAAACCGTTGAAAAAAGACAAGCCGACATTGGTCGTTCATTACGTATGTTTGGCGAAGCACGTTCAGGCAATGCTGAAAGAATGCGTGAGGCTGTTAAAGATTTAGGAGGTACGACAAATGTCCAGGATCGTGCAGTTAAATTCTTAGCTCTATCTCGCACTGAAGATAAAGCGCGTGTGGCAAGTAACATGTTTAGTGCTGGAGCTGTTAAGGATATTTGGTATGCTACATGGATTAATGGTCTGCTATCTAGTCCAATCACTCACCTTAAAAACATATCAGCCAATGCAATGTTCGGGGTCTATCAAATTCCAGAACGTTATCTAACATCCATTGTAGGTAAGATTCGAGGTAATCCAGATTACATTAGAGCAAATGCTGTACATGATTACACCTTAGGTTATTTTGAATCAATCAAAGATGCGTTTATTGTAGGTGGTAAGGCCTTTAAAAATAATGCGCCAATTGATGGCATGAGTAAACTTGAGCTTGATAAAACAGCTAGACGTAATGAGTTTGACATTGACTTTGGTGATAGTAAATTTGCTAAAGCGTCATCTAACGCATTGCGTTACTATGGTAAGTTTGTTACATTGCCTGGCCGTGCATTAATTGCTGAAGATGAGTTTTTTAAACATACAGCATACATGGCTGAATTTAAACTTTTAACTAAACAAAAAGCCGAAGTCTTGTATAAGAGCAAGATTGATGAAGGTATAGATGTTGAAACAGCTCAACGTATGGCAACAGATTATTTAACAGACATTCGTGCTAATCCAACAGACGACATTATTAAAGCATCTACAGATCGAGCTAAAGAACTCACATTTACTAAAGAGTTAGATGGATTATTTTTAGAAATACAAAGAGGTATTCAATCAAGCAAAGCATCGCCTTTATTAAGAATGTTTTTTCCATTTGTAAGAACGCCAACTAACTTAGTCATTGAAGCAACTAAACGTACTCCATTTGCTCCAATCCTTCCTAGTGTTAGAACAGCACTTAGAAATGGAGGCGCAGAAGCTGATGCTGTAATAGCAAAAATGGGTTTAGGTACTAGCATGATTGCCTTAACTAGTTACCATGCTATGGGTGGTAAAATTACAGGATCAGGCCCAACAAATTATGAGCAACGTAAAACACTTGAAGCCACAGGATGGATGCCTTACTCTGTTGTATATAATAAGAGTGATTTAACTGAAGAAGAAATTAGAGCATTTTCTGATCGTACGCCTGTATCTGTAGGCGAAGATAAAGTCTATGTATCTTATCAAGGATTACAGCCTATCTCTACATTATTAGCTATTGGTGCCACGATAGGTGAATACTATGAATATCTATCATATTCTGGTACAGATGATTTAACAACGCTTGAACAAGCAGATCAAATTGCTATGATAGCATCGCTAGCTGTTTATGAATCTATTTCTGATTTACCTATGTTACAAGGTTATTCAGATTTTGTAAGTATTATTTCTGGCGATCCACTCAGTTCAAAAGCGGGTTATGCAAGGATGTTAGAGAAAGGTGTAGGAAAACTATCTGAGTTTGCTATTGGCGGATCACCTATTGGTGTATGGAGTAGTGCTATGGCAACCGCAGAGCGTGTGCAAGATCCTACTAAATCTAACATTATGCTTGATGAAGGTGGTGTAAGTGAAGGTGTTATAACCCCAGCTACTGAAGGTTTTTGGAAGTCATGGAAACGCTATACATCACGTATTCCCTTCTACAGCAATACATTACCAGAGCTATTAGATCCACTCACAGGGGAGCCTGTCACTGTAGGTAAGGGTAATTCGGGTGAAGCATTTAATCCATTTAAAAACTCAGAAGGTAAAGTTGCTGCTGGTTATAGAGCTTTAATTAAAAACTCAGTGCCGGTATATACACCTCCACGCAAGATTAAAGGGTACCAATTATCTGCTGAGATGTATAACGAATGGATTGTACTTACAACAGCTGGTGGTGAATTAGAAGAAAAAGTCATTGATGCAGCAGAATTCTTAGAGAACGAGGATGATTTTTCAAAAGTTCAAAGACAATTAAAACGAACTATGTCAGGAGCTTACCAGGAATCACTTAAAGAATTAATTGAGTTTTATCCTGAGCTAGAAGTACATTTAGAGGGCGTTGATCTACAGGATGCTGTAGAGGGCGTATACAGTTTATACTAGGCAAAATAAGTAAAATATGATAGGATTGACATTATGGCTATAGACATTTCATCAACCACTAGGCGTATAGTATACACAGGCTCATCAGGTGTAGGTCCATACTCATTTGCATTTGAAGTATTGGCTCAAACTGACATTGCCGTATACTTTAACGATACAGAACTTACTCTGAGTACAGACTATACGGTTAGTCTTAATGTTGATGGTACAGGTTCTGTAACAATTGTCGTAGGCACCAATGTTCCTAGCACCCCTACAGCTTCTGATCGTATTACCATTGTAGGTGATCGTACGATTGAGCGAACAACAGACTTTACTACAGGTGGCCCTCTATTTGCTACCTCATTGAACGATGAGTTTGACAGCTTAACCATATTCGTACAGCAAAACAAAGAAGAAGTTGACCGTGCGATTAAAGCACCAGTCACTGATCCATCCTCTATTGATATGACCTTGCCTAAAGATGATGATCGTAAAGGTAAGTATCTCTCATTCAATGCAACCACAGGTAATCCTGAAGTTGTAAACACCG